GGCGGATGTAGGCATACCAGCAGTACGAATAAACAGCTTATTGGTAACATTAGAGCGTGGTGCGCACTCAACTGGATGTATCATAGAATTGAATGGTACACAGGAGGATCCAAACTCATAACTTTCAATTTGTTGTTTGCTTGTAAAGTTGGTTGCTAGTGCGTTGTAATCAGTTGCGCAAAAGACGGCGCCTAAAGCGGAGGACGTTGTGGACACTGCTGAGCCGGACGTTGGCCGGTACTCAAAGCATAATCCATGCATTTCGTACTCCTCAAAATTTGCTGCAATTTGTGCAAGTAATGGGAAAGTTGCTGCTAGACCTGGGTTGATATCGTAGGCCATGAGCGCAAACAATATCGACCCTACAACATCGGAAATATACTCACGATGACAAATTCTGACCCCTTCTGAGTTCTGTCGAAAAGAGGGTACTGATCTACCATCGGCGATTGAGTTACGTCCTACTTTGTAAGCTCCAAATCCGGTGATCCGGGAGATGAGATCACCAGCGGCTGCGCCTAGTGTGGAACCAGTTGGTCCGAAAAGTGAGCCAGCGGCACCACCTAGGGTTTTTAGCATACCGGCGTACCGACCGGGTTTGCTTTGCACTTTCTTCTTTTGTGGTTGCACACTCTTCTTGGGGAGGACAACCACTTTCTGTGTAGCAGAACGCTTCACTTTCATTTTTATGAACGCCTTAGCTCTGTTTTCTGCATTACGCAGGGCGCTGCTTGTTGGGAAGTGTCCCTGCGGTCGAAGTACCCGCGTTCACATGATGGTATGCCTTAGTTAGTAATGGATGCCCGTAAAAACTTGGGAAGTTGCCGGCTTTATTAAGGTGTTGCCTCAAAAAATCTTCAACTTGTCCAACTTCTTCACGGGTCAATCCATACACATCATGGAACCAGACCCAAGTGTTGTCGTCGACTTGACACTGTACTTTCGACGGAGCGTGCGGTCGATAAACGTCCTGCACGTCCGCAGTTACCGCTAAAGATGAGTAATGCTGATAAAAAACTCTGCTGATTGGCATGCAGTTATTATTAGGATTACCCAGCTCATTGCCTTTGGAACGCCCGGTGTTTTTAACACAATTGGGCATAACGTCATGACTCCATCCGAGTTTGCATAGACGCCTAAAAAGGTCAGGAACTAACATGTGCCCATCCTTAATAGGCACAAAGCGGGATGAGCAATAGCTCGGATCATCCGATTTAATCATCTTAGGTTTTAACCCGAGTTGTTCAATTAACCCGGTGGCGCGTGAAACGAAATCGTGTGGTTCTCCTTTCACGGCAATTAAATTATCATCACCAAGACCTAACATGTAAAAATCGGACAATCCGAGCCTACTCATAACCAGGGCATGTGCTGCAAAGTTAATTATGGTGTTACCGATCGATGTATTCTGATCCCCGCTCTTACGTGTAAATGGACATGAATAGAAATAGTACTTGCCTGTTCCTATTGTTTGGCGTTGTTGTTCAAGTCCATGTTTCACGGAAGCCGGAGGATGAAAATCGTCGTAGACGCCATTTTCACAGCCCCATGCCCCTTCGCCTTGTGATGCATCATAAGCTTCAAAGTCATCTTCATAAAAGTTATAACCTTCTTTCTTCATGGCGGTGTACCAATTTGCTACATCCTCGGGTAGTGAACCGGATGTGTAGTAAAATCGGTTGTACGAACCGTCTGGCATTAAGCACTTACTGGCGAGTGTTTTAGATACACTAGTCATAAAAGTACCGAGACAAATATTTGACGTTGGTCGCTTAAGGGCCTGGATACCCCTAGGATATTTGTCAACCACCTTACCTTTATACTTAGGTACTAAAAG